GAGTTGAGGACGTTGACCGAGGCTGAGTAGTCGAAGGCGAGGGACAGGCCGTTACGCTGAGAGTCGGGAACGGGGTAGAACGATACCTGCTGCGTCGTGGCGAGTTCGAAGTAGAACCACAGCGGGTAGCCCGGGTCCGTGCGGTACGTCAGGATGTCGGTGCGGAGTTTGTTCTCGCCTCCGGGGAACATCAGAATCGTGAACTGAGCTACGGAGTCGTAGAAGAACGCCACGTCACCCCAGAGCTGGATGAAGTCCGAGGGTAGGGCGTAACTACGCTGCCCTGAGACCATCGTGAGGGTGGAGGTGATCTTGTGCTGGGAGGGGAACTTGCCACGCGACGCCAGTTCCGTGATCTCCTGCTGGACCGCGATCTGGGCGATCTGGGAGGAGGAGTTGTGCGAGGTATCGCTGAAGGTCACGAGGGCATCGGTGTCCCCGCGGATCATTCCGTTGATCCGAAGGATGCGATTCACGCAGGTGATGAAGTCCATGCTCATAGCTCGGCCCTCAAACGGAGTTTCCCGAACCGACCGTCCAGAGCGCTCATCATGCGAGCGAGCATGCGGTGGTGGTCGATGTCGGTCGCGGAGACGCAGCCTTGGGCGTCGGGTATGTCGAAGCGGAAGAAGAATCGCTTTCCGTGGAGACGCAGTTCGACGTCGATCTGGGAGTCGCCCTTATCGACTGGACTCGGCACGGCGGGTCGAACCGCTGGCGCCACGAGGAAGCTATCCCCCGCTTCAATCGGTGCGGGTTTCTTCTTCAGGTGCAGTGTTGCGTCGTTCATGTCAGTGAGGGGAGGAGCCTTTCGGCCCCTCCCTCCGGTTACGTTACAGCTTCGTTGCGAGGTGGCGCAGGCGGAAGATCCACGCTTGGTTCAGGATCTTCGCGACGAACCACGCCTTCCAGGCGAGCGAGGCGATTTCGTTGTACGGATCGCCGGCCCCGGCCGAGCCCACGGGCTTGAAGATGACTTCGACCGCAGGCGGGTACTTCGGGTTGTACATCTCGTAGGAGTTGGAGGCGTGCATGTTCCCCAGTCCCACCGTCCCGACGGACTCACGGCCGTAGACATAGCTCGTGTAGACGTCGTTCAGGATGTTCGACGAACCGCGATACCCCGTGGCGGTCTTCTTGCCTGCGGAGAGCGAGATCGTCGCGACTTGCGTCGAGCACCAGCGGATGCCGTTCACGTGCCCGAACTCGAAGGGCATGGTCTCGGTATAGCCGCCGTAGGTCTCGACTGGCGTGAAGCCCGTCATGGTGCGGACGTCTTCCTCCGCATCGACGTGGCAGATGCCGTAGTACGCCGCGCGGATCGGGTTGGTCCCGATGTTCCGCGACCCCGTTGCCATCGGGGTGAAGGGCATCGCCGCACCGACGTTCAGCGTGTTGACGGCCTTCTGGAGGTCGGTGGTCGCCATCTTGGAGATGACGAAGGAGGTCGAGGCCGTCGCTGCGCCGCCCGCGGCGTTGTTGCAGTAGCGGACGTTGGTCGCGTTGTCGTACTCGGCCTTCGCGATGGTGTTCAGTGACTCCCCGGCGTTTGCGCCGAGGGTATCGAGCAGCCTCGCGGCCTTGGTGTTGACGTTGAAGAGATCGACTTCCTCCGTGACCTGGATGGCATTGCCGTATTTCGCGGCGGTCGCGGTGACGGACGAGTAAGTCGGGGTGACGAGCGAGCGGCCGAACAGGAACGAAGACGTTCCCACGACCTCCCCCAGCGCCGTGGTGACGGCGGTGAGGTTGTTGATGCGCTCCCACTTCACGGCGCTGGAGCCCCCGTTCTTGATGAGTTCTCCGGGGAGCGTGCCGTTGAAGTACGGGAGTTTCTTGCGTGCAGCTTGCAACAGACCCTTCATCAGCACGAAGTTGACCGGCTGAACGAGGGTCGTTGCATTGGTGGTTACGAGTGCTGCCACTTGCGGCTACCTTTCCTTTCTGGGGACTAATTCCCGCCGCTGACAAGTTTCTGCCACTCGGCGTCGAAGTCCGAACCCTGGGCTGCGGCGAGCCGCTCTTCCTGGGGTGACTGCTCGGATTCGGCGGAGGTCGTCGCCATTTGTTGCTGCGATAGTTTCCTAGCGCGTTGAGCCGCCACGAGTGCCGGATCGACCTTGACCGAGAGTTCATCGCCGAACTTCTTGGCGACGATCTTCAGGGCGTTCTGGAGGGCAACGGGGTTCTTAGCCCGGTTGTCCCAGATCGCCTTGAACTTCGGGTTCTCCCGCGCCTCGGCGTCGAGGAGAGCCTCGATGACTTTGGGCTTGGGATGGCCGACGGTTTCGTTGACACTCTCAACTGCGCTCTTGATGTCGGACTCCAGGGCTTTTTTGGCTTCCGACGCCTGCATGGTCGTCAGGAAGTTTGCTACGTTGCCCAGGGTGGAACGGAGAGCGGTGGTCTCGGAGTCTTTCCGAGCCATGTAAGCCTTGAAATTTTCCGAATCGTATGGATCGGGAATTTTTGAAGGCTCACGATCCTGCTGTTGCTGCTGCGTCTGCTGCTGTGAGTGTTGCTGTTGTTGGGTTTGCTGGGTCTCGATCTTGTCGAGGCCAGCGTCGCGGTACACGTCATCGAGGGTGATGTTGTCCTCGGTGATAGTGGACGACTCTGTCTTCTCGACGGTTTCCTGACTCGTCTGTTCGTTACTCATTTTCGTTTCCTTTAGGGATAAGGATGGACATGACAAGCGCGTGCATATCCCGTTGCGCGAGCTTGAACTTGATCTCTTCGATGTTCGATGCGCCCTTGTAGTCGAAGACCGGGACTACGGGGGAGAGGGAGCGTACCTTCTCTACCACGACCTTGTACTCGTGCGCGCCCCACAGTGACTTGGCGTATGCCATCCAGGCGTTGTCGCCGGGCTTAGTCATTGTAGAAGGACCTGGAAAATAGGTTCACGAGGAAGAGCTCGTCTTCTTCTTGGGCCTGCGGCGCTTTTGTTTGTACATGGATCAGTTCCTCGTATTCAGCGATCAGGACGTTGAGCCGTTGCTGGAGCTGCGTCAGCAACTCCGCGAGGCGCGCCAGATCGACATTGTTTGGAGCGAGTTTGAAGCGCCGCTCGATGCGCTTTTTCTCCTTGGTAAGGGAGCGAATCTCGGCACGTACCTCTCGCGCGCGCTCTGGGTAGTAGCCGAAGTAGCGGCCACCACCTCCGGAGCCAGTCGCGACGGTTGGAGGAGTCTGTCCTTGGAGAGGGGATGTGAGGCCGCTCCACAGATACAAACCGATCGCTGCTGGGATTACGGTTACGCCTTGTATAGGGGAGTGCAGCCCCGCCCAAGTGTATGCTCCGACCGCGGCACGGACTTCGGTCGAGAGTGGTGAGGACTTCCCAGCCCACGACCATGTTCCGACTCGAGCGACGATCTCTGTCGATAGAGACGATTTGTTCCCAGACCAGGTATAGGCTCCGACTGCGGCCGTGATGACGGTAATGGCGGATAGCGTTGCTGCGACGCCGCGCCAGGTGTAGGACCCGATCGTTGCAGGGATCGTGGCGAAGACCGGCGATACGATCTGAGGACCGGCCCGACCGACGGGTCTCTGAGGTACGGGATAGATATTCGTTGTCACAGCGCCCTCTGGTTAAACGGAGGGGAGAGGGGTTGGAGGATCAGGTCGGGGATAGCGTTCGAAGCCCCGGTGAAGCTGAACGCAGCGGCCATAGAATCCCAGTGACCGGATGTTTGGGTCATGGTCAAAGCCGTAGCGCCACTTGACGCGCTTAGAATGTACCCGCTTGCTTGGCCGTCTGAGTCTATCGCCCCTTGTGTCCAAGGGGAATTTACCGACGAGATCGCGTTCTCTGAACTTCCTTGGCAGTACAAGAAATCCCCAGCGGCGTTTGGTGTGATCGACGGAGTGTTGATCGTTGTCCCGGTAGTCCCTGATCCAGCGGCGTCGTTAAAGAACGAGACCGTTCCTCCTGTCACCGTGAAGTCGTCTGCGGTCAGTATCGCTGCATGGACGGTGCCCGCCCCGGTGTTTTGATATGTCGCCGTGAGCGTCTTGGTGGCGTTCGCCGGAGCGCTCAATAGGTAGAAGATGTAGACGAATCCAGATGTTGCTGCTTGCGCCCCTGAAGGGGAGTTCGTCGTTAGGGTGTAGGAATTGCTGTTCGAGTCAACAAGAGTTGGTGTGGTGGGCGTTGTTCCTGCTCCGTCAGCCCATGTGAATCCTACGACTACCAGATCGCCCAGAGCAGGATTGTTCGTAAGTACGACATTCAGAGTCGTCGTGCTCGGGTTGTTGTTGTGAGCCGTGATCGTAGCTTGGGCGTGGCTGATCGTCATAGCTGATTAGCCAGGAAGTCTTTCCACTTCAGCTTTGGCTGGTTCGCCGAGGAGCCGGTCTCGTTCCAGAAGCCGATGCCGGGATTCCCCGTGCTGTACTTGGTCGTGTCGCTCGCGGTGTCATAGGTGAATAGCGTGGTGAGCGACCCCGCCCCAGCCTTGTATTTACAGGTCACCAACGTCCCCACGATGCTCCCGTAGACCTGATCGCCGTCTTGGAAGTTGACCTCGTTGGGCGGGTGAGCGCGCAGAACTGTGAAGCTGTTAGGACTCGCCACGGTCATGTCCCATCGCACCAAGCTGATCCCTCCTCCGCTGAGAACGCAGTCGAGCTCGTAGAGGAAGATATGCGCCGAGGTGATGTCGGCACGGAGCAGGATCTCCGTCTCCAGACCGTTCGGAGCAGCATTGTTGAGGAGAGTGCAAAGGACTTCCTGGTCGTTCTTGAATCCCGACAGGCAAGCGCAGGAGTCGGTGAAGTTGGTGCCGTCGAACGACACCATCGTCCCGAAGCCACCGGTAGACTTCTGGCAGGCGGTCTTGGTGCCGGCGCCAGCCGACATGATCGTGCCCTCGGTCCACGCACCGGACTCGCTGAGGGGGTTCTCGGTGCCAGTGAAG